TTAGAAGATAAGGTAAAAGATTTCAACGAAAGATACAAAGACAAATTAGGTTATGGTGTAAATAAAGGGATGTTAAAATCCGTTTATCAAAGAGGTGTTGGTGCATTTAATGTATCACATTCACCGGCTGTTAAAAGTGCAGAACAATGGGCTCTTGGTCGTGTTAATGCATTTTTATATATTGTCAAAAATGGCAGACCAGAGAATAAAAAATATGTTGGTGATAATGACTTATTACCAAAAGAACATCCAAAATATTCAAAGGTTAAAGTAGAGAGTTCAAAAGAAGAATTTGTATATCCAAGTGCTGGTGAGACAAAAGACGAGTTTATAGCAAGATGTATCCCCTACCTTATAAGGGAAGGTAAATCACAAGACCAGGCCTCAGGTCAGTGTTATGGTATGTGGGAACAGAAATTTGCTATCTCTGACCGAGTGTCATTTGATTGGGACGAGACCTTAACAGACCCTCGTTCTATCAAACTATTACAAGATGAAAGACGTAAGGGGTCGTTGGTATATATCATATCAGCAAGACCGACACCAAGCAATGAAATGCTACGCTTCGCATCTAAATGGGACATTCCAAGTCAGAGAATTTTTACGGTTGGTTCAAACATAAGAAAGGTTGAAAAGATAAAAGAATTGGGTATTGCCCGTCATTATGATAATGACCCTTTTGTTATTAGAAATTTAGGTGGATTTCCTAAAGGTATTCAATTTGATTATGTTATAGGATTACCATCATATCAAGTCACCAGTGGTGATACTATGTTGGTTAAACCAATCCTTATGGAAGAGGACTGTGGTTGTTTTGAAACTAATTCAGAGATAGATGTATTCGGTTATAAGACCAAATATTTTTATATCTGTCCTGGTGCTGTTGGAACATTTACACACCTTAAAACTATGAACCCTGATGAAGATACCATAGGTATGATTCGTTCTGCAGCACAGATTGCTGACAATGTATTCAAGATTGAAAAAGATGCAATTGAAACAGAAATGGTCACACAAGAAAAACTTGATGAGGCTATTGTATTGGTTGATGATTTCAAAGATTTAATGAATGAAATTGACGAGTTAGTTGGTATGAAACACGATGTTTCATATATGGATGGACATATTGTAAAGATACGTTCATATCTAACCGGTAGTGAAGAATTTAATCTATTAGGTTATATCGATGGTGAACCAATATTTTCAAATATTGAAGATGCGATTGTCTATGGGGAATCTAAAGGGTGTAATGGATATACTGAAGTGGTAGACCAAATTGGTAATACTGTCTATATGGGTTGTGAGATAGAACAAGAATTTTCAAGTGATTTTTCTGACTACACAGAAGATGAAAAACAGGCATGGAATATTCTTATGGAACTTAAGACAACTGACAAACAGAAATTTGAAGCTGTCTTATCAGGATTAAATGGTGCGTCAAAACAAGAGGTTGAAAGACGTAATCATGCAAACCCCACAAATTATTTTAGATATGATATCAAGGTAACAGCAGGGCCTCCTGATAGAAGTTTCTGTAGTTCTATCGAAGGTAGATATTTCCGTAGATTAGAAATTGATTTGTTAAAAGATAACAACAGAGATTTTGGACACAACGGTCAATCGTATTCTAAATGGTTATACAAAGGTGGGCCTCTATGTAAACACGCATGGAGGAAGTTTATTGTTCAAGGTGTGAACTTTGCAGACCAAGGCTATGCTGAGGGTAAAGCAGGACAAGCACCAAGAGAATTGACTGGTAAAGGATTTTATCCTGGCACACCAAAATATGAGGCAAACTTATCTAAACAAGGATTTGACTTAATAGGTGAGTTAGAACCTATTATGTGGGTGGATGACTACCCTGTATACTACGACCCATTGATTGCATCTGACGCATCTTATATAATGGGTTGTGGTGGAATTTACGAGGAGATAATGATGGAAGAAACAAAAATGTTTAAGGCATGTAATTCAAAGATGAAAAAAGAAGAAATGTCTAAAAAACAATTCTTTGCATCTGATGATGAAAAAAGAATGATTTACACCCCACTAATGATACCTAACATTCTTATACCAAGAATGGATGAGACAACAGGTGAAAGATATTTTGTTAGATTCCGTCCTGACACGATTGAGAAAATTGCACAAAAATTCTTAATTGAACTCAGAAACAGGGAGACAAACTATGAACATTCGGATAAGAAATTTAACGATATTGTTATGGTTGAGTCGTGGATTGTTTCGGGTGAAAAAGACAAAGCCTATGAATTAGGATTTACCAAAGAACAAATCCCTTTTGGAACGTGGTTTGCGGGTTACCGTGTATTAGAAACAGAAGAAGGAAATGAAGTTTGGGAAATGATTAAATCTGGTAAGGTAAAAGGTGCATCGGTTGAAGGGGATTTTCTATTGAAATTTTCCCGTCATAAAACTGATGAATATTTATTGGAACAGATTATTAACATCTTAAAAAAAATAAAATAAAAAAACTATGAATGCAACAGAAGCAATTAATCGTATCAAAGATTTATTAGGATATTCCTTCAATGCTGAAAAGTTCTTTACTACTAAACTTGTTGATGGCGAGACAGAGGTTACTAATAACAAAGACAAAGATTCTTTGGAAATTGGTGATGAGTTGTTCGTTATGAAAGATTCAGTACTTGTTCCTGCACCTGCCGGTTCTCACGAGACCAGAGATGGTATTGTGGTAGAGGTATCTGAAGATGGAAAAATCACAAAGATAGAGTCAAGAGTTGAAGAAGCAGAGACGGCAATCGAAAATGAAAAAACTGATATGATGTCTTCAGCAGTACTTGCTGACGGAACAAAAATCGAAACTGATGAGGAAGGTGAACTTAAACCAGGTCAAAAGTTATACGTTATTACCAAAGAGGGAGAACGTGTATCAGCACCTGAAGGAGAACACACAACACAAACAGGTATTACCATTGTAGTAGATGGTAGTGGTGTCATTACGGGTGTAAAATACCCTGATGATAAAGGTGAAGGTTCTTTAAAAGAGGAACTGAAAGACCTTAAAAAAATGAAAGAAGCCATGTCAGAGATGGTAGGCTTGTTAACTGAATTGAACAAATTCAAATCGGATTTTGAATCCATAAAGGCTGACTTTGAGGAGTTTAAAAAACAACCCGACAGAATGCCTGTAGTTGAGAAGAAATTCTCTACACAAGAAAGTGTTTTAGATTGGAAATTAAATCTTATCAAAAACGCAATTAAAAAATAAAATAAAATTAAAAATTATGAAAACAGATAAAACAAAAAGTTTTAGTTTTAACTACGATTTGAGTGGTCTTCCAACGTACGAACAGTATGGTTCAGATATGCTTATCAAAGCATTCTTGGGTCTTACTTTACCAAAGTATTCTATGGTACGTGCTAACTTGAAAGGAACAACCGAATTGGTAGGTTATGTAACTAACGATGTAATCCTTCAGGACTTGTCTTGCGGATTCGACCCATCAGGTAACACAACTCAAGATGTAGTTGAGGTTGCATTATGTAATAAGAAGGCAAACATGCAGTTATGTCCATACGATTTGTATGATACATACTTGTCGCAGTATTTGTCAAATGCTAACTTCCAAGAGGCAGTACCATTTGAAGAGACAATCCTTACGGATATCTCTAACAGAACAGCTAACCAAATTGAATATCAGTTATGGTTAAACTCAACTGCAACAGGTGCAACACAATACAACAGTCAGTGTTTTAACGGAGTAACTAACTTAATTACCACAGGTAATGGTGCTACAAACGTAACATACACTGCAATCACTGCAAACAATGCTTTAGACGTATTTACTGCACTTTATCAAGCTATGGATGAGAATATCCTTCACAGAAATGACTTGGTTATCTACTGCGGATACGACAAATACAGAGCGTTGATTGCATCGATGAGAAATAGCTCATTCATCAACTTATTCTCTTTTGACGCTGCAGGTTCAACTGAAGGTCAAGAGTGGTCTGTAATGCTTCCTGGTTCAAACGTAAGAGTTGTTCCTACACAAGCATTAACAGGTGTTAATAAGTTGTACGCAGGAGCTGCTCAATACATTATGGTAGGTATGAATGGTGAACAAATGACTGTTAAGTCAATGTATGACCCATTTGAGGACATCATCAAAATTAACCTTCACGCTACATACGGAGTTGGTGTATTCGACATCGATTCTTGGACTTTAATGT